TCAAACACTTTTTCATATTGGCTATGATATTTTTCTGAATAAATTAAATAACCATAATTAGAATTAATTTCGCCATGTTCATTGGCTGAATATTCCCAAGCTTTTGGAGCACGCCAGTTCTTTCTTTCACCCCATATATCTTTCACATTAGTTGACATTGAATCATACCACGCAAGTTCATCAACTACATATTCAGTATTTACTTCACCGAATATTGTTTCTTCATCAGCTTCAAAAGAAGCGCCGATAAGTTCAATGGTTGCTTGACCAGTTTTATCGGTAGTAAAGTTTTCTTTTTCTAGTTCGCTAATAAAATATTTTCTGATATCTTCAGTCTTCATCTACTTTCCCGTGAGGTTTTAATTTGTTGAACATATCTCTTGTTGGGTCTTGACCTTCCATTTTACCACGGATATAAGATACAGCAAAAGATGAATAGTTAATCATATCTTTGTAAGTATCTTCAAGAGATTCAAAGTTAGGTTCATTACCTGATTCGATAATAGATGTTGCTCTTTGAAGTTTACCAATCAATATGTCATGAATAGTATCGATACCTCTGCGATAATGCATGGCTTGTAATACTGTGGACTCTTGACTTTGATAATCTTGAGATTTTTTAGTTTGTAATTCTGCACATTCTTGCAGGACTCTTAGGCTTTCTTTCATAATTTCTCCATAATTAGTATATTATATCACACTTCATAAGAAATGTAAAGGTTTATTTTACATTTGTTTAATTTCTTTACCACGCTTATCCAGCATTGGAATATAGTCTCCGCGCTCTAATAGTATCTTTCGATTTTCTAAATGAGATGCTTCGATTTCTTCTTTTGATTGGCCGTAATATGCGACACCATAACCATCTTTAATCATCTCTTGGTTAAGATTAAATTCAACCGGATGAACGTCTGGTTCAGTGACGAAGAACTCACCTAGAATTCTACCATACTTACCTTTATCTAAAGCTGTTTTCAGTTTGTATTTCTCACCAACCTTTAAATATCTTTGTACATATTTTTTAGCTGCTAATCCAAATCTTTTTTCTTCTAAATCTCTGGTTCTTGATTCTGGTGTGTCAATACCTAACATTCTAACTCTTTGCTTTACATAAGCCATGCCAAATCCTAAATCGATATCTACATCAACTGTATCGCCATCTACTACTCGAAGTATTCTTGCATTGTATTCATACATCTTTTATCCTCTATATATTGTTTCTAAAAACGAACTCAATTGCTCGTTCGGCTTCTTTTTCTATATCTCTTTTTAAATACCAATTGCCTGTGTCAGCATCTAACTGACGGCAAAGATATGTGATTTCTTTTGCTGTAATTGGATATCCTCTGGACATTGCATTACCAGCAGTTGAAACCATTATTTGATATAGTTTCGCATACCAACCAGTATCTGTTATGGATTTATATTCTTCAATTTGTTTCTTATTAACAAAAGGACAATCGTTATATCCAGTCCAAGTATAGTTGGTATTCTGGAGTTGACCTTTTCTATGTTCAATTAATCCTTTTTGAATTGCTTCAGGTAATCGATTAAAAAAGCCCTCTTGTCTATTTATATATGGATGTTTGCCCATAAGAACATGTGGGTCCATTTGCGGGCCGTCATGAGAAAAGATAAAGTTATACGCACCTTTGTATTCATTAGGAATATAATACATACGAGATAAATCTTTTGTTTGAGCATCCGATACTTCTAAGAATTCTTTATTTAACGCATACCAAAAATGTTTGATATCATCTTTGAGAACTGGATATTTTAAATCAAATACTAAACGAAACTTTGGTGACTCTTTTGTAGATGATGCAGTTGAATAACAAACATACTTATAATCCGGATAAGTTTTTTCGATAGTTCGAATATCACCTTTAAAGTTATCAACATCTAAAGCGGCCCAACCACCCCAACCAACAACATTATCATTGGCTCTTGTAGTACCCGGCTCATAAGTGGCTGGAGACATAAGTGGAGCTTCTTTCTTTGTTGGATATTTATCGTCACCTGCTAACTTATACAACACACTAGAAAACTCATCAAAAGAACTATAATCCATTCTCTTATGAGTTTTGTTATCGTATATATTATCAAATATCGTTAAACTTACCATGGTTTCCTGTATGGTCAGGTGCCTCCCAATCTTCTGGTTTTGTTAAATCTGGTACGCCTAGTGGATTAGGTCTTGATTCTTTAATTCCAACTTCTTTGGCCATGTTTGCTCGTAGTACTTCATCCCATGCTTTGTATGGGTCTACACCATAAGCATCGAGTGTACCAATTGCAACAACACATAAATCAATTAATCCATCTACAATTTCTTCAGCATCTTGACGTAAGAATGCTGCTTGCGTTTCATCTAATTCTTCTTGTAAAAATCCAATTCTAAATTTAAGAAATTCAGCTAACTTTTCTGGATTGTTCTCAACCCAATGACGAGTTTGATATTTACCTTGCATTAGATGAATATCTTTTACCCAATCTTTGCTCATGTAATAATTTCCTTACTTGGTGTTTGTATGCCTGAATTGACAGCTCTTACTTGGTCCACTAATGATTCCAATGGGTCAACAATAAACATAACAAATTTCTTATCAATCACTACGCCATCTTTTGCTTTGGTATATGGCATGAAAGGAATAAATCCAATCTTACCAGGTTCCGGAGCAAACAACGCATGACCTTCCTCAATGGTAATGGTGTTTTCAGTTTCAGTAATTTTACCGATTATTTCTTCTCCATTACTCAGTCTTACTAGTTTATAATCCATATTTTTTCCTCTTGGTATATATTATAACATATTTCTATGCATTTGTAAACAGTTATTTTTAAATTAGCCAAAGAAATCCTCCAGGCTAGCTACTTCCTCGGACGTCCAACCCACTGCTTCCAGAATTGGCTCAATCGGATCGAGGAATGTTTTTTGAAATTGCGTTTCGAAATCGATGTACGAATGCAACTTGAATTCTTCAGGCAAATAATCAGGGAAAGCAATTACATTCTCATGAATTGGATTCGGTGTTCGAAGATATACGAACTTGATTTTATCGCCATTGTTAACATGTTGATACTTCTTTTTAAGTGAGTGGTTAGTGACCAGATGATTATAAAGTAGAGACCCGCGTACGTGTATGGGCGTACCTTTTTTATAGATTTTGGTTGGGTCTTTGAATTCACGAACTTTGGTTGCGCCACGAGGAAATGCAATTTCGTGTGGAGCTAGCGTTTTGAAATGATTCTTAAACACCTCGATCGCGTTCTGTGTTTCCTTTTCATCCTTCTGTATTATAACATTAAATATTTCTTTGAGGGCCTCACGGCACGGCTCTGGTGTACTCGATTTAATCGCTTCAATACCCATGATTTTTAACTTAGGCTCTTTGTATCTTACACCTTCGTTATCATGAACATTTAAAATATATCTTTTCTTAGCTGTCCATATACCTCTATCTGCTATAGCTTCTCTTTTCATTACCATTCGATTCGATACACCACCTAGGATATCAAATAATCTTTCATAAGATTTAGCCAATTCAGGCTCAAGCATATCATTTGCAACTTTATCCAAGAAGTTGATAGGATTCTCAGGTTTAAGTTGTTCTACCAAATCCTCTAGGCATACATACAAACTATCGGTATCGATGGCAACGACATAGTCTTTTCTTGAAGTCGTCTTGAGCACTCGATTAAGGTAGGAGTTAAGTGAATATTCGGCCCATCGTATCGTAAGCTGTCCGGTGAGGGTAATGGCCTCAGCGATTCTCTGGTCGAAGAATCGAAAATAACGATTACCGAGAGCACCATAAAGACTATTAAGTAGAATCTTAATAGCCATTTGACGGTTTTCTGCGATGGCAATATCTCTTTCAATTTTGTAAGTTTGTTGTATGTCATTTTTATCTACCTTTTCCTTTTCTCTTTGAGCTTGAATTTGTTGTTGTTTAATTCCAACTCTTTCGTTATACATCTCATCAATAATCAAAGGAATAATACCTACTCGCTTTGTATTGAAGTGTTGACCATTTGCAGCAATTGCTTCTCCCTCTGGAGCTTTTGGACCTGAACCTGTTGCTAGCATATCTTCAATATCAACTTTAGTTGCCTTACCATTAATAATAGTTTCAGGCGACATATTGTATTGCATAATAATCGAAGGATATAGCGAGTTCAAATCAAAACTTACCATATTATTATGTATACCAACTTGAGGGTCTTTTACAAATCCACCAGGATACGAAGTTTTAGTTTTATCTTCGGCAAATGGAATAACAATATTATTCTCATGTAGCTTACGATAAATTATCGTGTCCCAGATTGCTGTAGTACCAAATGTATCGTTATAGTTAACACCACCTTGATACGCCATAGTTAAGCAAAGAGTAATCAAACCGAGTTTATCCTCGATTCTATCTACTAGCTCAACGTCTTTTATATTATAGTCAATAAACTTTTGGAAATCATTTTTGTAGAGTAAGTGGAGCGAACCATATTCTTCATACGATAGTTTCTTTTCTCCAAGCACAACACTGGCGATATGGTCAAGTTTATACGATTCTTGTGGACCATACGAGTATGCAAACTTTTTAAATAAGTCGAGGTAATCTAAATTAGAAATACCTTTGAGTTCGAAAGAAGTTTGAGTTCTTCCCATTGTAGTAATATCCCTACGTTCAATCATCTGCCAGGGAGATAATCTTTTCACATACGGCTCGCCTAGTAATTTATGTATACGATTAACTAGGTAAGGGATATCAAAAAATCTAGTATTCCAACCGGTCACAACATCAGGACAGTGAGAAGCTGAGGACCAGTGTGTTATGAAGTTGACCAAAAGGTCAGCCTCAGATTCGTAGCTTTTGTAAACTACCCGGTTGGTTTTCATTATTGATTGTCCTACATCATAGGAGCCAAGGCCCCACACATAATAAGTATTGTCGATATTATTCTTAATCGTAATCGCAGTGATTTGATTTTCAGCTTTATCCGGCTCAGGAAAGCCGTCATCAGACGCGACTTCGATATCGATAGTAGTCACATTTACTTTGTTCCTATCGAAATCGATTTGACCGGGGAAGTAGTCATTGATAAAAGCTGAGATATATCGAGTATTTCCAAAGATGTGGAGCCCGGCCGTTTGTTTGTTCTTTTGTACCCATTCATTTGCTGAACGCATAGAATCGAAATCAATTCTACCGACAGGAGTACCGTCCAAGGCATGCCATTTCGTAGGACGATTTGTACTTACGTATAGCCCTGGTTCGTATTTGATTTTTTCTGAGATTCGTTTAGAGTTTTCGTACCCGCGGAGGAGTATCATATTTCCATAACGACTTACATTAGTATAAAACTTCATAACAGATATATTATATCACATTTTCACGCAAAAGTAAACGATTATTTTTGCTTTTTTTCATAAGGTTGGGGGAAGTTTCCCTCCCCCGCATGATTATTGATTGCCCTTAAATGCTGAGTACGCTTAACCACATTAAGAATGGTGCTAAGCCTACAATTGCTCCCACAATAAGTGTGGCTTCAATTAATTGTTTAAGGGTCTCTCCAACGTCATCATACTTATCCATTAGATGGATTACGTATTTCATGATTGTTCTCCGACTGATATGTGTATTACATTACCTGCCGGGTTTTCGCTGATACTAGCCTTTCAAATATTGCTTTTTCTTTGATGCCCCAGCAGACCCTATTTCGATCTTTCTAGGACGCTTCTCTTCTGGAAGTTCTACTCTGGCATACACCACTAGTATTCCATCCTTCAAATCAGCACCGTCGATTACAACAAATTCTGAGAGTCGAAACGATTTCTCGAATTTGCGGGACGATATACCTTTGAATGCAAAGTCTCGCTCATCCTTTTCCATAGCACCAGAGATTTTAAGAATTCCGTCTTTGACTTCGACATTGACATCATCTTCTTTAAATCCTGCAACAGCAAGCTCGATTAAGAATTTCTCTTCATCGATTCTTACGATGTTGTGTGGTGGATAGTTATCTGTTCCAGACCTAGCACTTTGATGAATTCTTTCTAAGTCTTCAAACAATGTGTCAAATCCGACAAAAAGTGAACGAGGTACGTTCAAGTTATTTCTTACCATTTTATTTTCCTCCTATTAATAGCAAGGTTGTGGGAACCGGTCCAATACCGCATTCCTCCGTATATATTTATACTAGTTGTGACGCCAGTTTAAATAAATTTTTTATAAAGCAGCCTTAACTACTTTATTAATTCTTCCTGATTTCATGAGCTTATGAAATTTTCTCCAAGCCCTTTTAATTTTTTTCTCCATTTTTACTATTCCCTATGTTGTACTTTGGGCATAGTTCCCATTGAGATTTTTCCTTAAAAGGAATTACTTTGATTTGTCTCAATGGCGCTAAATCCTTTGCAGCGTTTGGTTCAACTAAATTAATTAGTCCCCAATCTGCAAGAAGAGTTGCAATGGTATTCCTGCGTTGTACATCATTCTCTATAAGATTAGATGGCTTTCCATCTAGTAGGAATAATTCCTTGAAATGTACAATAAAATATCGGCCTTGCTTATGCAAGATGTGACATGATTGGAATAGTTTCTGGTCTTTTCTAGACGCTACTCCTATTCGGGTTAAAGTTTCTCTTATTTTAAGAAAGTCATCGGGTTCGTTGAGTGTGACTTCAAGCATGTCAGCAGGAACCCAGTTTTTTATTTGATTATCGTTTTCCACCTTTAAATCCTTTACGTTTCAACTCTTCTATTTGTTCATTATTAAATAATTCTAAAACGGATTTAGCTTTGTCGTTGCTATACCCATAATGTTGTTTGATGAGTTCTAGGTTTTCGATGTCCTGTGGTTTTACCCACTTAGACCATCTTTTCTTTTTCTTTATTATATTTATAAAAAAATCGAACTGAAGGCGATGGTCGAGGTGGTGGAACCTATTCATCTCATTGGCATACAAGATTGTATCATTAAAGAATGAGAAATTTCTATTGATTATAAAAGGATTATACCCTTTTTCAGCGATATCATCAACCATAATATCTTTCTTGGTTTCATTAATCGCTTTGATATATTCAAACGGATTCATCTATCTTCTCGATTATACTTTCTTTTAGCTTGCGTTGTAGCTCTGCTAAATGTGCTTGTTGCTCTGCTATTAATTCAACTGATTCGTTTAAACGTGCAGTTAAATCCAATATTCTTTTGTTTGCTTCTACTAGTTGCTTTTGTAATTCCCTTACATTATTTTCTAATAGTTTTACTGTGTCCATTATTTAAATTGTACTCCCGCCATAATTTCAGTTAAGCAAGCCACCATATTCAATTCATGGTCAGCCACAAAACTATCTTTGTATTGATAATCCGCAAGTATTAATACCAATTGAGGTATTGATTGCGGGTCCACGTATTCTGTTGCGTTGTCGTATATCTTACGAAACATCGCTGCTGGTTCGATATCGATATTGTTTGCGACCCATTGCCTCATTTTACGAAAGTCTTTGATTTTCAAATAATTCATTAGGTCATTTACTGAGATATCATTTACATTGATGAGTATACCGGAATCGATTGTTCCAGATAATCCATATCTTTGTAGTTCATTAATTGTTCTACGAAAGTCTGGAAAGTATTTCATTATTAGTTCAGCTAGTACTTCATTCTCGTATTGTACATTTTCAATACCAAGAATATGTTGAAGCCTTTGCATAAACTCCATTGCCATCTTTTCTTTCTCATCTTTTGGTATGGCAAATTCTACAACACTACATCTCGAATGTAGCGGTTCGATAATTCTATTCTTAAAATTACAAGTGAGTATAAATCTACAGTTTGCTGAAAACTCTTCGATGAATCCACGTAAAGCGGGCTGGGTGGATTGGGGATTTAGATAATCTGCTTCATCTAATATTACCACCTTGTATCCACCCTCTAAACTTACTGAACTAGCAAACTGTTTTATCTTGTTTCTGAGGGTATCAATACCTGACTCTTCTGAGCCATTAATAATGATATAGTCTAAATTGAGCTCGTTACAAAGAGCTTTTGCGACAGTCGTCTTTCCGGTCCCTGCGGTGCCCGTCAGGAGCATGTTTTGAAGCTCCCCTTGTTTTAATACATCCTTAAAATCTTTTTTAAGCTGTGAGGGCAGTATGGCTTCTGTCAGAGATTGTGGTCGATATTTCTCAACCCATAAGTGTTCTTGCATAATATAATCCTTTTCATTTCAAATTGTGAGGGGACTTTCACCCCTCGTGTTTTATTCCGCAGCTTCTTCAGCAGGGGCTTCATCAACAACGGGTACTTCACCTTCCGGCACTTCACCATCTTTTGGCGCGCTTGCATTCACAAATTGTACCAATCTGTTTCTCAAACCACCAACGGCTTCGAGTTCCGGTCCTTCAAAGGCACCACGCTTAGAACAAATATCAACTATTTGAACCATGCTAGCCATGTCCTGTAACGAAAGTTGTGGAGTTTCCACTGCTTCCGCAGGAGCCTGCTCAGCTGTATTTACTTCTTCTACCATTTTATTCTCCTATGCATAGATTTCGTATAGTAGTATTTATACATTAAATACTGAGTTTTTCTCTAAAGCGATAAAATATTCCACGGGATAATTACTATTAACCCAGTTAGAAATAAGCTTAGATGAGATACTTACAAAGTAATCTCCATCGAGCAATTTCAGGTTTGGTATACTTACCACAAAGTTAAATTCATTTTTACATGAATTGTCCATATCCAATTCTAACTCGAATGAATTAGAAGTGGCGTCTCTACCATCAGAAACGATAGCTTTAATTACTCCATCATTTCCTGCTAGTGTTAATTCAGTATGACCAAGTACTGCTGCAGCTTTACGTATTTGAGCCATCACATCTGATGTAATGTTTACGCCAACTTCAGCATTTGGCATCTGAATATCTTTTTGCGGAGTAGTAAGGATTTCCTTTTCAG